CGCAGTAAAGTATCCACCACTGGTGTCAATCAAAAGTACCCGAATGATTTGTTGATATAAGTAAGCAGTGGTTGAATACATAGGATCCTCGATACGTATTTATGGGTAATAACATCTTTGAAAAACTGGCGGAAAAATATCCCTTTATAACTCTTTGCATTTACGCCAGCAATGAGTACATTGGAGTAGTTCAAAACAGAGACGATGCTGTCACAACCATCTACGACTTTGGTGCTGTGCTTACCCAACAACACAAACTAGAGTTCTTGGAATTAGCCAATACTTGGTGGTGGGAAAGCAATAGGAGCATACCCATTAACATATTTCTACGTGGGGATTGGGAAAAGTTCCGCCACACTTTACGTACATTCAGCAACAAAGATCTTGAAATATTGCATGGACCGGTGTGTAGTTTGATCGATATTGCTCGCAAAAAGTCAAAAAGAAAATCAATTACACTTGTGCGTCGGATTGATTGAGAATATTCATATGTAGAGCCACCAAGGCTGCATAGGAAATTGCATGACTATGTTTGAACACAAATCCTTTACTATCATCCCCGTCCCATACTGACGCAAACACTTCCGGCCAGGACTTGCGTTGCAGATGTGCCTTGCCTGGTCTAATAATACTGATAAAAGCAGCCATCCTGGGTATCGAGTCGGGCTGCATTGCTGCCAACAAGTCCACATAGTTTCCTATATGTACTAACTGAGAGGCCCAGGGTTTGTCGGTCCACAGTCGAAACCATGGAGGTGTTGCTGACAACATGGCTTCGTAGTGTGAGGGATCACGGATCAACTGATACACACTCATGTTCAACAAGTCAATTTTGAAATAACCACGCTGTTCTGCAGTCTCATAGTCTATGGCAGCACAACCATGTTCGGGATCCGCAGGAATGTCTGTGACATAGATGCCAGAATTGTGACGACGTACCTGGCCATCTACAACTTGCCTGGCAGGTGTGTGCCGGATCAGTTCTAATATTTTACTACGATTCGGAACGTCGATGTCAATGTCTGCGCTCATGTTCTACACAATGCCACAATGGTTTTTAATTGTTGTTCGGCTTCACTCACAGTACCCAATGCATCTGCCACAGCAGGATACTGTTCGGCCAGGCGTCGGGCTTCTGCTTCTTCGTCACGTTTTTTACTGACCCAGTCAAGTAAAAGTTCGGCATCAGGAGTCAACCCAACATAGTACTGGCCTAGATTCAACGGTATCCAATTGGTGCCGTTGTACAGTTCTAGTCGTTGATTACTGGTGTTGTATTGTATCTGTCCAACACCCATATAATTACTGTTGTTGATGTAGTTACTACCGGTACCGCCGGTAACTGTTACATACTTGCCAGTTTGTCCAATGTGTCCTATCATATTACCATCCTGCTTGTTTTAAAATTTGTATTGTATAAAAGATTGTTGAATTAGTCAATTTTTAATTACGTGATTTATAGGTGCTATATTATTTTGATAATAATGATCACACGCCCATTCTATAAGTTTTTTGTTTGGTGTACCTAGATCTAACTGCTCAAACAAACCTAATATAACATTGACATTTGTATTGGGATCTAATAGCTTGCTGAGGGACAATTTATATTGGTTGCAGTGCTGGTTGCTGATTGGTTCTAATAATTTATGGTAGTTGTAAAAAGGTCGAATCGCCGGTTCGCCAATAACAAAGTTTTTTAAAAATGCAAATTTTGACATTTGAAAGCGGTAAGGATTATAAAATTGTATTTTTTTATATTTGGCTACCAAATAATCGGGATGATTTTCTTTAGATATCCACCCATCATTGTCTTTGCCAAATAATTTAATGTATCTAGTTTTATAAAACCATTTTTTAGATGGGGCATCTACTACAATATTGATTATCAAATTCCCCAATCCCCATTGTGGAACAACAGGCTTGTTAAGACGCATGATTGTTTGTTGATGACTTTGGATATTATTTAAAAACAATTGGTCGTTTCGATTTTTTAATTCTTTAACAAACTCTTCCACAGAAAGATCATCTCCTCGTGGATGTTTAGCACTAACAAAATCCAATTGGTAAGGATGATGCGGTTCGTGTTTGATATGATCTTCAAGATTTGATTGAAAACATTTAGAAAACCAATTTTTAAAACAATTTTCAAATTGAGGTGTGCCCTTGGAGTTTTCAACTTGTATATCCCAGCAAGGTAATTTGTTGCTGGTTTGTAAAATTGATATGAGAAAGTTGCCTGCTGATCCGGGAGCATACCGAACAAACAACAAAGGAATTTTAGAAACTGTCATTAAACTTTGGAATAGTAGTTAATATAGAATGTAATTTTTGTACTGTAGCTACATCCAAGGTGTTGGTGAAAAATTTTAAATAATTTTTTTGTGTAATATCACGTGCTATCTTGCTGGTCAACACATGATTATTTTGTTTTAGCCATTGCATGGCTAAGATAATTTTATCGTAACGAAGTTTGTGATCATATTCATGGTCGAATTTTTGATGTTCCAAGGGTAATAAATTCCACGCTGTTTGGTAACCAGATTGATTATACATAGCGTGAGTTTTTGCTCCAGCAATGGGCCACGGTATTGTGCCGGCTACAAAACATTTAAAAATTTTTTCAGTTGTAAAGTGCTGATTATTGACCCAATGAGTTTCTGGAAAAACTACACATTTATAATCATAATATTCGTTAATCATAAAATAGCCAGGAAATACGCTGCCATATTCTTGATCAATTCCTATTTGTATACTGTTACTATAATAAGAGTCTTTATGGTATTGTGTGTCATAACAATCGTTGACAAATTTTCTAAATGCTTGATCGTGCAAATCTTCAAATTGACAATCAGGAACTTCAACTACACCCGCAGATAACGCAGATTTTATATATATGTCAACGTTGTTTTTTTGTAATAATTCTATAAAATATTGTCGATTGCTTCTGTTTAAACCATTGACATAGCAAATATCGTGTGAGTGCGTGAGATTGGTCCAAGATCTTTCATAATACTGCGGATAAAATCCTCGAACCATGACATCATGAAACAAACGTATATTGTGATTAAATGGTATGTTCTTGGAATCTAACCAGTGTGTTTGATCTAAAAATGCTCCAGAAATAAAATAAACATTTTTGTATTTGTCAAGACACTCGGCTATGTATGGTGTGCTGATTTCTAATGCCTCTCCTGCATTGTCTAAAAATACCAAGTCATAGTCATCAAAATTGCAAAATTTGCGGTTTGGCATGCTAGAAAATGCAATATTAACAGCATCTGAGGTTGGAGGACCATATTCAATAATTACATCAGATTGATATTTGTGCTTGGCATTAACGGCCTGTCGATATGCATAATACCGATCAAATAGTTGTAATCCAATGGAATCAGAAAATTTGTGTATGCGTATTTTTTTCATTACCATCCTGCTTGTCGTAAAATTTCTCGTGCGTATTCTGTGTCTGCTGTATAGTCTGCAAACTTCTTTTGCCACACATCTGAGTCTATGTAAGGCCATATCATGGCCACTTGGTCGACTGTGAGTTCACTTAAAAACTTCTGTCCTGACTCACAGTTGTATATCACCCAGGGACTGATGCGTCCTGTCGTGATAGCATGGCACATGGCATGAGTGCTGCCGTAACGCAAACAATCATGAGCTGGTGCTGAATGTTTTTCACTCCAGTCAATGCCAAACTCCACTGCTCGTGCTAGTGCATCTGCCACTGCTTCCACTTTCAAATAGTCCAGCAAGTACTCAGTATATATTTTATCACTGCTCCAGTTGTCAATTTTTTTGTTGTGCTTCAACAACCACTCTGTGAACTGTCTGGGATTAATGGCTTTTGTATTATAACAGTATCTACCAAATTTCACAAATGCTCGATAATACGGGCTATCAGCAAAGTCATCAAATGTTTTTAATCGGGCCGAGCCTTGTGCAATCTCATAAAATCTCAAGTAGGATTGAAAGCCCAGTTCTACACCACGTTCACTTTTTTCACTGCGTCGACGTTTTGGTTCGCACATGTGAACAACCATGCTTTCAGCACGTTTGAATGTTTTCTTGCAGTAGCCGCAAGCAAGCTCATTTAGTGTCTCGACCATGGTCTCGGATATATTGATCAAGTTCTTTCTTTGTGGTCATTGAGGCCAACATGGCTATTTCATCTTCTTTGTATGTGGGAAATAACTCTGCCAACTGTTTTTTAATAGCACTTGCTCCTGCACCTGCTTCTTTCTTTTTAGGCGAGATCCAGTTGTGTCTAGGAGTGCCCATGTCTGGACTCACAGCGGTAGCACACAGCCATTGCAGTTCGGGATGCTTGTTAATATTGAAGAAGTGTTTGTTCAATCGCTCATTGGTAGAGATCAAATAAAACTCTTGCAGTTTACGTGAACCTTCTACACATGACGCCCAACGAATCATGAGATAGTTTGAAAACTTCTTGCGTTCCTCGTCTGTGAGGTCACGATAGAAACGTCTGTTTTTGCGATCCAGTTGTCGCATCTCATTAGCAATGTTTAGTTTGTCACTCATCTTGTTTTGGTGTTAAATCATATATACTTTTTACATGACGCAGAGTATCCACATCAATTCTAAAAGGTTTTTTCAGTATAACATGAAGATATGGGTGGTGGTCATTAGGTGGGAAAAAATATTTGTAGATGCAATCTCCCAACCCAGCCAACCAAACTCGGTTAAAACACTGTCAAGAGAACTAGAATTCAACATCATTGGTGTCAAAGTGTGATATTCCCATCGGGTTCGTCCGTCAGAATTGTCGTTGAGTTCCATTATGTGTCAACTTTAATCAGTTTGTATATCATTATAGCACGTTCCAGGGCGTCTTGTAAAGCAGGATTGGTTTTTGCCAGTCGCCGAATATCGCTCCACATTTTGTCTTCTTGAATATGATCGTATAGTGGCCTGCCGTCACTGGTGCGTTTGTCGTAGTCAATGTGATGCCCGGTCACAGGATCATAACTGTAGCCCATGAGTTGTCTGGTATTGGGATCAGCACCAGACTCTCGAGCATACACTTCGTTGCCCACACGTTCATAAATGTAAGTGGCGTCAGGTTTAAGGGTTCCCATACTTGTAACCATATTGAGTGTGTGCCCAGCGCAGGAAACGTTCCAAGACCTCGCGGTCATCTGGGTAACTTTCCAAGTAAATCTTTACCAGGCGATCAAATGTTTCAAACAGTTGTGGTTCAGTGTAGGGCATGTGTCACCATGATTTGTTGTAGTCTACTATTTCACAGTTGCGACTGATGTCTTTGACAAAGTACACGCAGTCAGGATCGGGATCATCGTTGAGTGGTACTGCAAGTAGTTGTCCATTTTTTAGTTTAGGTGCATACCAACTTACTTCATGATACACATCCAAGATTTCAATGTCTGGGAAACTGGGCCTAAAACTTGTGAGTGGATTGAACTGAAACACTCTAAATCCACGATCGTTTATAGATGTTAATGGTAGCACTTCTAGGTCACCTATTTCAGGTTCTCCTATGAGTATTTGCCAGTCCATGGGCATCTTGATAGTGTTGGTTCCAATACGTAGCACTAGTGCAGGTGCATTGAAACTTTCTAAAAAAATCAGTGGAATAAAATGATAGTCTGGTTCTTGTGGATTTGAATTGTCAAGAATGGCAAACCGCATGTCATCTACTTCTTCAGGCAAATGATCTAGGTCATAATGAATGTTGTCTAGTGTCAGAATACGAATTTTTTTCTCCGTCATAAATAAAAATG